GGTTTTCTCCATAGTGATGATATTACGCTAACAGGGTTTTCAAATGCCCAAGTGCAATCAATATCCTCAGACAAGCGCCTGGTTAGGTGAACTAAAACCATTGCTTCATCCTGAAAGAATGGGTTTTCATCTCGCTTTTTACCGAAATGTGCCGCACCACTTACCGCTAAATGTGTGCATTCAGGAAAGCCAAAAACAAAAGAAACACCATCACCGGTAAAGGACTTTATTTTATCAATATCTAAAAGAGAAACCTCACCGGTAATTTCATTGCTAAACCACATGCCCACGTTAATAATATTAGGGTGTAGGCTTGAAGTACTTACGCCTTGCGGGTGTTGACCATCAAAGCAGTAACATTGATAACCTGCTTTAGCCCAGGGTAGCGCCATAAACCCTGTAACATCAAATAAAAATATAGCTTTCTTCATCATTCATTACCCTCTATTGACTTCATTGATTAACTGCAACTATTCGGTAATTCCGAACAGTTGCTAATGGTTGTTACTGCTTAATTAAATCATCCATAACGCTATCAATTGCCATCGTTATTTTTGCTCTTGATGTTGGGTTTGCTTTCAACTGACCAACTGTTTTTTCAATCTCGCCACCATATTGAGAAATTAAAACCTTTGCTAGTTTGCGTTTCATTTCAAGTTTCATTGTTTGCTTGAACTCGTCACTGTCAACTAGTTCAGCTACAGACTCGCTAGCAAGGTCGTGAAGCTTTTCTTTGTGATCGCTAAGCGCTGACCTTACAGCTTCCATCAACGGTGAACTGTAACTACCTAAAGCATCAGTTATGGATTTATCTATTGCTTTTTCACATTGTGCTAATAATTCTGCTTTCATCACTCATTCTCTCTATTGGTTGTTGTTCGTTGATTAACTGACAACAACTATAACACGTTGCGTTTACTAATCAACAGTTATTATATTTAATTTGTAATTATGGTAATATGGTAAAAAATTAAATGGGGTGGTTGTTATGAGCTGGTCAGACGTTGGTGATTGGATAAATGATAACGCGGGTAATGGTGCATCCCTTGTTGGTTCATTGTTAACTGGCAATGTCGGCGGCGCTATTGCTGCTGGTGTTTCAATGGTTAGCGGTGTAACTGGAACAACAGATCCAGAAAAAGCGCTTATTGCATTGCAGGCTGACCCAAAGCTATTAATTGAACTTGAGCGCGTTAAAAATGAGCGGTCACAAGAAGTAAACCGTCACATTGAAACCATGGCACTTGCTGAAATAGAAGATAAACAAAAAGAACACGAAACAACATCAAAAGTAATTATCGAAGGGCAAAAAGTTGCCACTGGATGGTTTGAGAAAAATAGCCGTCCATTAATGGCATGGTGTAGTCTTGGTTTTACCTTCTGGTATCTCGGTTATGCTTTAATTGAAAAGGTAACGGTAAGTGAAATAGGCTTGATCGTTGCCAGCGGTGGTTATTTCGCTTGGATGGGTTTACGTAGTTTAGATAAAAAGACAGCCGCCAAAATTAATAGTGACTTGAAATAATGAACCAACATGAATTTATTACAAAAACGCTCGGTATCCCATGGGTTAATCGAGCAAGTTCTTTTGATAGCGCTGATTGCTTTGGTATTATCATGCTTTATTATAAGCACGTTCTTAGCGTTGACTTACCAACTGTCGAAGGATTTGCGGAGAAAGTTAATTTCCTTGAGTGCTACAATAAAGGCAAAGCGCTATGGCAAGAGGTAGATTCGCCCGTTGAAAATGGGATCGTGTTCACTTGCTACCGTGGTGATGAGCCAATGCACGTTGGTTTATGTGTTGGCCAGGGTTATGCTTTACACTCTCGCGGCACTGAAAAACAGCATGGCAAAGTCGAAATTCATTCACTTAGGGCTATAGAACGCCTCTATGGTAGAATGAGTTATCACAAATTTATAGGCTAAACGATGCCAAAATTAATAACAATCCGCGATCAAATTGCTGCGACAGGCGATGATATAACAATCATTGAATGCGGCACCACGCCAACTGATGCAATAATTCAATACTTTCCTGATGGCATAGATCCTAACGCTGTAAAAATTTACGTTAACAATAAATTAATGGTGTTACCGTGTGAAAGCGATAATTCAAGCATTGAGCTTTTACAGCCACTAACCAATGATTGCATTATTGTCGTTGCGCTAGAAGTTAAAGGCATCGAAGTATTAGGTAACTTTTTCGCCGGTGCCTTGGCTTCTGCTGCAATACAATCTTTGGTGCCAAGTATTCCTGGTGGCGCTGGACAGCGCAAAGATAGCCCAAATAATAACTTGCAAGGGCAAACTAACATAGCAAGACCTTATCAAGCTTACCCGCTTATTTTTGGCTCTCCTGTTTCGTTTCCAGACTTAACTGGCGAGCCTGTAATCGAATACATTGATAATGTAAAAGTAGTCACTCAGCTAATGAATATAGGCGTGGGCTTGTTTGACGATAAAGTAGTGAGAGCCGGTGAAACACCTCTTGCAAACTTTAGTGGTGCATCATCTGAATTCTTTGAGCCAGTTAATAAGATGGTAACAGTGCCAACATTAACTGAAGCATTCGCAACAAATGAAGTAGACGGACAGCAACTGCTAGGTGTTGGCGATCCGTTAGCTAGTTACGCGCTCGTAGAGAATGGCGCAGGATTAACGACTTATGATGGTACCACTTTTATCTTTAGAGTAAATAAAAGTATAGCATCAGATCAATTAAAGGCTGATTTTGATGCGTCTGTGGGTTCGTTCTTTCTTAATGTAGATTATGAGGCTGACATTAGCGGCTCAGGCTTTACCAGCCAAGAAGGTACAGGAACAGTTGCATCAATCGTCTTGGATGGCGGTCTACTTTTTTACACTGTAACGCTTACTAACTTTAATGGACCTAAAGCGTTTGATGATATTTATTCCTTTATAGGCGTTTTCACTGCTGAAAATGTATTATCAATAGTGTTAGGTCCGATAAATCTCGCTGTTGAAATGGAAGAGATATGGTTTAATTTTCTATTTAGTCGCGGACTAAAGAAAACTGTTGATATTCGCGTAACAATGCAGCAGCTTGATGGCCCCAATGGATCGCCAGTTGTAGGCCCACAACAATCATTTATTTTTAGCTTTACTGCTGACACATTAGATCAACAAAATAGAACATTTAAAGGTGTGCTGCTGACTGCTGGCTTTTATCAGTTCTCGATCGCGCGTGAAGATGCAGATAGTAATGATACTAATAAGCCCGATAATACCAAACTTGAAGCTGTCTATGCGATAAATAACAAAACAAATGTTGAATACGGCAACGTAACATTAATAAGAACTGTTGTGCCTGCGACAATCAACGCTACGTCATTACGTGAGAATAAAATAAACGTAAGCTTGTCAAGTAAATTAATTAGCTATGACGTCAACACTCAAAGCATCATAACAACGCCATCAGCATCAAGAAAAGCGGCAGATGCTTTATTGCACATGTACGTTGAATTTTTCGGGCTGGATGCTAATACGTTGGCACTTGATGAGCTTTACGAAATACAAAATAGGCTTGACTTAATCAACCCGAAATTGGCTACCTTTGATTTTACCTTTGATGATATTGACGTTTCATTGGACGAGCGCATGGATGCAATATTAAATGTTATGCGTTGCTATAAGTGGCTTGACGGTGACGTTTATCGGTTTACGCGAAACGAGGCTAAAGTATTCGAATCAACCACAATCACCCGTAGAGATATAGCGCAAGATTCAGATCGCGAATACTCGTTAACGTACAACCCGCAATTAACAGAAAACTTTGATTCGGTTAAAGTTGAGTATGTTGAAAAAACATTCAATAAAAAGGCTTATATATTTCGCAAGCTTGACGGCGTAGGCAATGTTGTCGATGGTGTGGGCGCAAATCCGAAATCAATTGAGCTCGCTGGATGCTCAGAAGAATTTAACGCGATTAATCGTGCTGAACTTGAAATGCGTACCTTGATTTTTCAGCGCTACACCTTATCAGACACAATATTATCAAGCGGAATGTTTCTCGATAAAGGCGATATGGTTCTTTATGCTGAGCAATACAATAGCAATGGTGATGTTTTTGACGGTGAAATATTGCAAGTTACCGGTAATATAGCGCTCACAAGTGAATCAATATTTTTCGATCCTGCGCTTATTTACCAGATACATTACACGATCGAAGATGGGTCAAGCCTTGGACCATTCGCAGTAATAGAAGTTCTTGATCAGCCGTTTCAATTTGAATGCTCAAGTTTGACACAAGCTTACGTGCGTGACTCAATACTCGGTTTTTTGATTCAGACTGGCTCGCGCTATATAATAAGCACAGTTGAAGAGTTAGAGGCTGCGCGCTGGTCTGTAATTGATAAAGAAGCAAACGGCAGGAATGTGCAACTTACTATGGCTAATTACGATGATAAAATTTACGAATTCGACGGGATATAACAATGACAACTTTTAATACTGGCAACCCAGTACCAAGCACTGACTCAAGAGATTTGAGCGACAATGCCGAAACAATCGACAACTTAGTAAACAGCACATCAGATAGCACACCAACAAGGCTAGGTAAAAGTATAATTACCGTAAAAGGGCTTGAGAATCAATATGTATTCACCGCTATCAATGGTGGAATATGGGCAGCAGGTCAAATATTCACAGCATTCAATCAATATATGGTTTTTAGCGGCACTGCTTACAAGCCGAAAAATACAACTACACTCCCTTACGTTGTTGGTGCCACCCCTGACAATTCATTTGTTGAGGTTGTTGGTAACTCATCAACTGCGCAAATAATAAACGACCTATCACAAGCTTATGAAGTTAAAACTGTCGATGAGTTAAGACTTTTGTCAGGGATGCCAGACGGGAAAGTTGTTGAATGGAATGATTACTACTCTACGCGATCAGGTGGGGGGAATAGTGGCGTCGTTAAAACAGGCGCACACACTGATGATGGCGGCTCTATATTTACGCTAGCTGATGGCAAGTATGTTGAAGCTAATCAGGACGGCAACAGGGTAGAAGTAACAAAGTTTGGCGCAATCCCTGATGATACAACAGATGTAATCTTGCGATTGGAAGCTGCAACATTATTTGCAGGTTTAGAACGTACTATCTGGTTATCTGCCTCCGGTGACATACCAAGTAAATCTTACATGATTAGCCGACCATGGAGAGCTGAAAGTAACTACAGTGTTAATGGTGAGAATATTACTATAAAGCCATTAGTTGGGTTTACCGGTATTGTTTACAATGATGTTGCAGGGGGCAATGTGCCAGTAACATTAGATTACCTTATGCAATGGATACGAACTGATAATATTCGTGATGCTAGCGGACCTCTACGAAAAAAGGCTGATATAGGCTCAGGAATAAACCTGGACTGTTTAAATATAGCGAAAGGCGGCTTATACATTGAAAGAATGCCTTACTCGAATATCGGCTGTAATGTTTACAACTGTTTAGGCGGTAATGATCACGGTATCTATTTAGGGTTCTTCTGTTGGGGTGCAAAAATAAACAACCCAAATATTGAGAGCTACAACGGCGGTGCAATTTTTGTTGATGATGGTTGTAACGGTATAGAAATAGACGTACCCAATATCTGGGGTAATTTAACCACGCCACCAGCAGGAATAACAATCAACCTAAACTGTAACGGCGTAGTCATAAACGGTGGATTCATTGAAAAAATGAATACTGGACTTAAAACATTAACAAGAGTTGGTGGCGTCACTGTTATAGGTACTGATTTCGAGGGAATAACTAATCGATGCGTCGATGCTTTTGGAGACTTAACCGCACCCACTGGCAGGATTACAGGACCGATTAAATTAATAGGTTGTTTTCTTGGTTCAACTAATGAAGCTGTATTTGCTGATAATGCACGTGTAATAGTTTCAGGCTGTAGAATTGCAACTCTTACCACTAACTTCGTAACAGCTAACAACGGAACTATTGAAGATAATAACAACGAGAAAGTGTTAATTGATGGTACTGCGACAAATGCGCGGGTTATAACTCGCAACCACAGAACATCAATTTATAGTGTTAAAAATAGAAACCCTTATGCTGGCTCTGGATTATTTCCTAGTTATGAATTATTAAACTACCAAGTGACTGATTTTTCCAGCCCTACATCGGGATTGAATTTCAAAACTGATTTTTCAGGTGGGGCGCTTGATAGATATGTATCCCAATCAACTTGGTTTATCACTGAGAATCGTAATCAAGCTGAATTTAAAGAAGTGGGTGTAAGGCTTAATAATGATGCAGGGCAGTCAGTATTTGAACCAACGACAACCAATACTATATTGTGTGGTTCTGCTACTGAAGCGTGGGCTGGCGGCAATACTCAAGTCGCTTTTACAATTCTATCTGATGAGCGACATAAAACAGAAATACTCTCATTGAGTGACAAGGAAAAGGCTGTTGCTTTAGAAATAAAAGCAAACTTAGGTAAATATAAATTACTATCTTCAGTTGAGGAGAAAGGGGAGGATGGAGCACGTTGGCATTTTGGTGCAGGCGCTCAGACTATCAAATCTATATTTGAAAAGCACGGGTTAGATGGTTTTAGGTATGGTTTTTTATGTTATGACGAATGGGACGAGAGACTAGAGCGTAAAGATGACTCCGAAGAACCTGATAAAGTAACAACAACCTATCGTGCAGACGGTAATCGTTATGGTGTTAGGTATGAAGAGTTGTTTGCTATGATTTTAGCGGCAATCTAAAATAAAACCCTTATCATTAATTTGGTAAGGGTTTTCTTTGTTTTAAGTATTGTATATCCATCTACCACCTCCCTTTATTCGCTCTACCATCAGCGTGATTAAATGAGTTATATAAACCCAAACCTAATGTGTTTGGGTTTCTCTCATCTAAATAATCATAAATCAAATCAGGCGGCACCTGTACACCATCAATAAATATTTGAAAGTCAATTGCACATGCTCTAGGGTGTTGGCCGTTATCGTTGCTGCCTACTGATTTAGAGCGATTATAAACATAGCATCGTGCGCCACTGGTAATTATTAGTGTGACTTTTTTAGCGTTGTGTTTTTGCTTAAAGTGATCGCATGCATCTTGCACAACCTGAATAATAGGCTCATTTGCCAATATAGTAACGTTACACTCTGGGTCATCGCACTTGCAATTTAATTCATGCTGTGAAATGTTCGCGGTTAAATTCCCCATTATACTTCCTCTACTTTTGTTGCATGCCAGCCATCGAAGTAAAATAACTCAAGTGCGGTTTTCTTTGCTTCATCTGCGTCATGTGCGCTTATTTCCATTGAGTCAGTTACATCGCCTTTACTTACCGTCACGTTAAATAATTTCATTTTTATTTCCAGTTAAGTTTGATTAATGAATAAACATAATATAGTATAGCTACTGTATCAGAAATTAAACTAAATGCAACCGAGGTTATTATGGATAAATTACAAGCGTTAAATTGGTTAGTCGAGAATATTACAAGATGGCCGTCAAAAGGTAAGGGTATTGTTTCTTATCCTGCTGATTGGTTCTGGGGCGGCTTCACTGATGGAGAAATTAAATTAACTAAAGTTGAACCTACAGAAATGTATGCAGATTGCCATATTACTCAGCAAGAGTGGTTGGATGTTGAAGGTACAGTTCAAGTAATTCACTTTGATGGTCCTGAAATTCCTGTTACGTTTTATGCAGGCGCAGACGATAAAAGTATCTTTGGCTTCACAAATATACCAGACAGAGAGCGCGGAGGGCCAATACCACATGTAAAAATGACGCCGCAGGAGGTATACAGAAAATTTGATGAGCAAACTGTCGAATTACTACAGCAACGAGACAGAGAATGCCAAAAACCACAAAAAATATACATCGCTGGACCTATGACGGGTTACGAAAGCTTTAACCGTGAAGCGTTTACTAAGCGCGCCCACATGTTAAAAGCTAAAGGCTATATCGCACTAAACCCAGCAATCCTACCCGATGGATTAACTCAACCCGAATACATGCAAATTTGCTTATCCATGGTTATGTGCGCTGATGCTATTTATCTACTTAAAGGTTGGGATGAATCAAAAGGTGCATTGGCTGAATTGTCACTGGCTGAAAAGTTGGTCTTGGAAGTTATTGAGGAAGAGTAATTATGGCCGTTGAATCATGGGTTATTTATGAAAAACTGTACCAACAACAAAAAACACGCGCAGACTTATTGCAAGATGATTTAAATTCCGTCGGTCTACTGCATTGCGATGAATGCGAAAAATTACACACTGAAATTGCAGAATTAAAACGGCAGTTACGAATGAAAGAGGTTAATTGATTATGGATAAAGCATATCACAGCGGCGATAGTGAGGCCGATAACAGTCAGACTCCGCAATGGGCAATTAATCAAATTCAAGAAGTTGCGAATGTGAAAATTGTGCACGATGTTTGCGCGACTGATATTAGTGCCAAGGCCGATTCGTGGTGGACTAAAGATCATGACGCGCTAAAACAGTGGTGGTATGTTCAATTAGCATCGCCACACTTCACGCCGCTAAATAAAGCCTGCTGGATGAACCCTCCATTTTCATTGGCCAAAGAATTTACTACTAAAGCAGCCGACGAAGCGCTAAAAGGTTGCGTAACTATTGGCTGCGTAAAGCATGCACCTGATACGGATTGGTTTCAGGAAATGGAAAAGCGAGCCACTTTTATTTATGTGCCTGATGGCCGTATTCAATTCTTAAAGGCTGACGGCACACCATTTACTCGCATAGATAAAAAGACGGGTAAAGTTGTTAAGTCTGGCGCTAATTTTCCTTTATGCTTTCCGTTATGGACACCGTTTAATAATGGCGGTGAAGCTAAACAAATTCGATTTAAACGTGATCAAAAAAGGTACTCACTATGATTTCAATCACACAAACCCGAACGCACATTAAGCAAATGAAAGATGACTTTGAGATTGCAACGATCAAGAAGTCAGAAATTGCAGACTTTGGCGTTGAAATGAGGCGCTTAAGATTAGCGTTTATTAAAAAGGACGGCGGCAAAGTTTACTTTTATTTCGTTAGTGGCATCGACAAAGCGATCGCCGAATTACTTGTTATTACTGAAAAGATGAGGTTTTAGTTATGGGTGCTAAATTTACAAACGGATTAACTCCGGCAGAAGCAGAGAGGTTGGCGCTACTGTCAGAAGAATGTGCAGAAGTTATTCAGATTATAGGGAAGATATTAAGGCACGGATACGAATCATCACATCCTGAAAGGCCAACGATAACAAATAGAAAGTTGCTATCTATCGAAATAGGTCACGTTGAAGTTGCTATACAATTAATGACAGAAAACCCAAACGGAGGAACTAATGATATTGAACTAGATGACATTAACAATTCATCGTACGAAAAATCACTAACAATAAATAAATACCTTCATCACAACAAGGTATAACCCCCAAAAATTACACCCCTCAAAATCCATGTTATAATGCAATCATCATTATCAATCGGTGTTTGCATTCATGCCAAGCAAGAAACAACGAGCGTACAACAAGCTCAAACAAAAACAACAATTAACAGCTAACGCAAACACTCGCGGCGGCGGTAATCGCGGCTCAAGTTTTGGGTATAGACTTACAGGCTCTTACCATAACGCAGACCTAAAAAGAAACACATGGGAGGTAGCTGGCTACCCTGCGCATGTAAATTTCTCAGATCATTGGAATATGCAAGCACGTTTCGGCATCGCTAAAGCAGGTATTCACCTATTGCCTAATAAGTGTTGGCAAACTCACCCAATTATCAGTGACGGTGAATTTGACGGTGAACGTGATTTAACGGCGTTTGAAAAAGACGTTGAAACCCTCGTCAAAAAATTCGATTTATTCGCACGATTAAAAGGTATGGATTGGCGTAACCGCATTGGCCGTTATGCTGGCATTATCCCGATCGTGAAAGAAACTGTTGCAGGCGGTAAGCCTGATCCAACAAAACCCTCATCAAAAATAATGGGCATCGAAGCATTAATTAAAATTGTTCCGGTTCCTGAATCACAGATCGATGTAACTGACGTTGGTACAAATTCAGATATTAGCAGCGAAGATTACGGCATGCCAAGTTATTACAACTTTAGGCAAAACGTTGCTGGCGATCGAAACCCTATTGATAACAACGAAATTCAACTAGATCCAAGTCGTGTGTTCATATTCGCTGAAGGCGCTGACGATGGGTCAATATTTGGCATACCAGCAAATGAGGCTGGTTACAATTCACTAATGGATATGGAAAAGATTTGTGTTGCTGGCTCAGAGGGTTTATTTAAGAACTCTAAGCAACGAACCGTGATCAACGTTAAAGATGGTCAAGTTGCTGATGTATTAACTAATGACGAAGAGAAAAAAGCAAAATGGGACGAGTCAGCAGATGATTTTGCTAGCGGCTTTGATAGTATGCTAACCACTTACGGTATGGACGTTAATTCGCTGCAATCAACATTATCAGACCCGACTGCACCATTTACTAATTCATTAAACT